TCCGCTTCTGGAAGAGTGAAGCTAGGCACCGGGCTTTTATCGGCGGTATCGGTAGCGGTAAATCCTTTGCCGGTTGCGTCGAAGTTATGCGGCAGCCGCCGGGCACGTACGGCACAATCCTAGCGCCAACGTACCCGATGCTACGCGACGCAACGCAGCTCACGTTCTTTGATGAGTTCGGCGATGCGATCGTAGAGCATAACAAAAGTGAAGGCGTTACAAAGATGGTAAACGGGACTACGATCTTTTGGCGCTCGGCCGATAAGCCCGATTCGCTACGCGGGCCTAATCTTAACTGGTTTTGGCTAGACGAAGCGGACTATATGGACGGCGCTATATGGGATGTTATGTTAGGCCGTATTCGGCGTGATCCTACCAAGTGCTGGATAACGACATCCCCGAACGGCGATACCAACTGGGTATACGAGCGCATCTACCAAAAAGCAATGCGCGGCAACCCTGACTACCACGTGGTAACCGCAAAGACGCGCGATAACGTCAACCTGCCTAGCGAATACGTACGCAACCTCGAAGAAACGTATACGAGCGAATACGCGCGGCAGGAACTGGAAGGCGAGTTCATAGGACCAATGGGTCGTATCATGCGCCGCGAATGGCTGCAATACGCGCTATTGCCGGAAGACGATATATCCTATGTCATCGGCGTAGACTTAGCCGTAGGAATGAAAGGCAACGCGGACGATCGCGCTATCGCCGTTGTTGGCAAGCGTGGCACAACGTACTACGTTGCGGATATGATTTACGGTAAATGGTCGTTCAACGAAACGAAAGAGCGCATAAAACAGACCGCCTACAATTGGAACGCGGTACGCGTGTGCGTGGAAAACGTGGCGTATCAAGAAGTGATGGTACAGCAGCTACGCGCCGAAACGATGCTTAACATACAGGGCGTAAACCCGCGAGGGCGCAATAAGCTGACGCGGTTCCTGCCGATAGCAGGCAAGTACGAGCATGGGTATATTAGGCACGTTAATACACTGCCTTTGGAATTTACAGATCAATTGCTTATGTTCGACGGTAAGGATGGGAAGCAAGACGATATGGTAGACGCTCTCATCTACGCAGTAAACGGACACGAATCCAATACTTACGTTTACGAGCTATAATGGCAATCAGCGACTATTTGCAGAAAATACTCGGTCGCAACAACAGAGAACTACCAAGCCCCAACGGTACGCAAATCGGGGGCCGGATTGGTTACCCCCAAAAAGCAGGATACCTAGCCAACGTCGAACACGGCTTTAACCGCAACCCAGTCGTAGCCGCTTGTGTCGGCGTTTACGCGTCTACGCTAAACGAAGCGCCGCTTGCTGCTATGTACGACGATGGTACAATCAATCGCCAACATCCCGTATCGCTACTATTTCGCAGACCTAATCCACGGATGGGACAGGCGGAGTTCTGGCAGATTGTTTGGACATACCTAGCTATTGGCGGCAATGCCTACATAGTCAAGGTGCGTAGCTCGATGGGCAACATCGTAGAGCTATACCCATACTCCGACGCTCACGTAGCGCCTTTGCTGAATGATCTAGGCTGGATATACGCGTACCGATATAACAGCGGTAATATCGTACAGGACTGGCCCGCAGACGATGTTATACATATTCAGAACCCTGCCTACCGCGACCCGCTCGCAATGCATAAGGGCATTAGCCCTATTTCCGTTGCATGGGATAAGATTAACACGTATAACGAATTGCAGGCGACGATCTATTCTTTGGTAGCTTCTAACGCCGTCCCGTCAGGTATCTTGTCAGCGCCGGGCGATATTGGCGTAGCTGCTATTGAGTCGTTAAAAGTGCAGCTGCAAAAGCGCCGCAATGCTCAGGGCCGCGAGCGTACCGACCCACTTGTCCTTGGTTCGGGCATGAACTATACGCAAATGGGATTGGACGCGCAACGCTTGCAGGCAATTGAAACCGTACGCGAATTGGAAACGTCGATATGTGGTGCGTTCCGTATTCATCCGGCGGTAGTGCAGACGTCCGCAGGTCTGGCAATAAGCACGTATAACAACCTGCAAAGCGCCTACCAAGAATATACGACGCTTACGCGCGTACCGTTTTGGAATGCGTTAGAAGAGCAACTCGAAGCCGGACTAACTAAAGAGTTCCCCGGCGTTTCGTTGCAATTCGATTTATCAGAAGTGCAGGCATTGCAGCCGGACGTAGATGCGGTTATCTATCCGGTAATTGCAGAGTACAACGCCAATATTATAACGCTTAACGAAACGCGTTCTAAACTAGGTTTCGAGCCAGTCGATGACGGCGATAAGTTCTCTTACGAATTGATACCGCAGCCGGGCGGCTTTGGCGCGTTTGCAGCCGATACACCGGAACCAAAAGACGGCGCGGAGTTTATCGAATCCGTAGACGGTCAGCGCATCAAATGGGTTGAGCCAGAAGCTGTCAAGTATTGGCGCACGCAAGAAGACGCGGTAAAGAAAGCTATAGGACCTACGCAGAATGACGTTGCGGCAATGTTCGCAAGGTTAGAACGCGAGGTATTGAAAGCGGCAAAGAGCAAAGCGGCGTACAAGCAGGAAGAGGGCGCAACGCGCTCTATATCGTTTGACGTGGCAAAGGTTCTTAACGATGCGCTACTCAAGACTAGCGTTACGAAGTTCATGCAGGAAAACGCCATAACGCAAGAGGCGCTACGCACTCGCATTATGGAAATGGTAATGAGTTCGCTCGATGGCGATCTAACGCAGGTGCAATCCTTTACCGATCAAATCCGCGATGAGCAGATCCGCAAGATGACGGAGATGATGAGCGAATCAGCAGACACCACACGTAAAGACGTGGCGCGTGTGTTGGAAGCCAACGCAGGCAAGAGCGCGGAGGAAGTGCAAAAGGCGCTACGCGAAAAGTTCTCTACAATGAAAGCGTCGCGCGCAAAGATGATAGCTACGACAACGTGCAAAGCGCAGACAAGCGTAGTACAGCAGGCGACAGTTAAGCGCGTGAACGCACGTGAGACAGAACCCGGACGTAAGGTAGTGCAAGTATGGCTCTCGCAACGGGACGATATCGTACGCGAAACGCACGAAGAGTTAGACGGTAAATGGATAGAGCAGGGCGAAACATTTGATAAGTACGTACCGGGCGCAGGTGCGGGGCCGGGCTTAGGTGATGTCAGCGAAGCGGCTAATTGCCGTTGCACGCTACGACCCGTTCGCAAATCAAGAATAGGCAGTCTATAAAATGAAGTACAAATCGTTACCAGTAGAATACAAAGCAGACGGCGAAGGCACGGTAGAGGCCTTTGTATCCGTCTTCGGCAATGTCGATAGCTACGGCGATCGCGTGATGTTGGGCGCCTTCGCTGATAGCATTAGCGCGAAGCTACCGAAGATGGTATGGCAACACGATATAACGCGCCCAATCGGTAAGACGATAAGCGCGGAAGAATTGCCAGCGGGCGACGGTCGTCTACCGGATAGCTTAAAAGAGTTTGGCGCATTGTATGTAAAGGGCGTATTCAATCTCAACACAACAGACGGCAAAGACGCTTACGAGCATATCAAGTTCGGCAGCATCGATGAATATAGTTTCGGCTACGAAGAAGTAGAGACTACGCCGCTAGCAGACGGCACGAAAGAACTAAACAAAGTAAACATTATTGAATGGTCGCCGGTTACGGTAGGTGCAAATCCTATGACCATGACAAGCAACGTAAAAGCTATGACACTTGAAGAGAAATTAGATGTGGCGGCTACGCTCATCGCACAATCGGAACAGCACGCCGTAGCGTATGCAGATATGCGTAGCAAAGCGGGCCGCGTTCTAAACAGCCGGATTCGAGGAATGATTCTTTCTCTTGCCGATCAATTGAAAGACGTATCCAAGAATCTATATAAGCTCCATGAAGAAACGGAGCCGATCGCAAAGCATGACAAAACAGACGCGAAGAAAAAGCAATTGTTAGTTATGCTGAATTCAATTAATCAAATGGAGATAATCTAATGACGTGGGAAGAAATCCTCGCAGCTTTGGACGCCGTCCTCGCCGGTACGTTTGAAACGCCGGAAGCAATGGCAGCCGAAGTAGCAAAGGTGCGCGAGCAAATCGCCGCACTATTGGCCGAAGCATCGACATCGGAAGCTACCGAAGAGATGGTCGAAGCCGCAGTAGAATCAGCAGCGAAGGCGCAAG